TTGTAAGCCAGTTTTACGGCATTCAGAATAGCGCCTCTTGAGGTTCCAGCAGGTGAGTACCAGGGGAAGTTATTGATGTCGTTGCGGGCACAGAGACCAGCAATATCACCGTTTAGGGGAACATATCTGAATGTATTTGCAAATCTATCGTACATATACTTATAACCACTATCAAAGACTGCATAAGACGAAGATGTGATAGGAGCATAGAAACTGATTACATTATCAGTAATATCTGCTGCCGAATTGACTGTTACTGCAGTTTGTGATGAAGTATCAGTAAGAGCAGCACCTCTGTATGGTGAGATGAATGCAAGTGCATCTTTTCTCAGTTCAGCAACAGAAATTAGTTTATTTGCAAGTGCTTGTGCAGTTTCCTTTGCATATCCAGCAGAACCCATTAATAGGAAATCTACCTGGAAGTTCTCTGTGCTTTCGAACAGATCGTAACCTGCTGAAAGTTTTGCGAGAGATGAAGTAAGTGCTCCAGATGTTGTAATATCTGTTCCACCATCATAGTTCTTGCCACCACCTAATGCGTTGCTTGAAGAACCTGTAGCGGCAAAATTAACTCCATCTGCTGGTTGATCCCAACCTACATCAGTCGATGGAGTAAATCCAGAACTAAATCCTGTAGTTACAATACCTGCAGGTGCTCCACCAGCAAAGATATACTGTGAGTTAGTTGCAATATACTTTCTCCAGTATGAAGGGCTTCCTACTGAGAATTCTGCATCAGTCGCTTTGGAAAGACTTAAATGCTTTTCAAGAATAGTTCCAGCATTTCCGGTTACATTTCCAAGGGAGTCGATAACTACAACATGAACCTCGTCAAATCTTGCGTTTCTTGCAGCAGCGAATGCTGAAGTTCCAGGTCTTGGGGCAATATTATTCCAAGAAATTGTTGATGATGTTGTTAATCCAACTGTTTGTTGATCGAACCAATCCAAATTGGAAGATACTGCAATGGTTGCAACTCCAACTGAAGCAGAAGTTCTAATAGTCAGATTACCTGTGGTTCCGAATGCATAAACTCCACCTTGCTGATAATCAACTGCTGTTTCAGTTCCAGCGGCAGAAACTTGACTTAAAACTTTTACTCCAAGAGTTCCAGCACCAATTTCGGTAATAATTCCCTTGAGGTAACCATCTAAAACTGAAGTTGAACCTGCACCAGGAAGAACTGAACTAATTGCTTGAGTTACACCATAACCAACTACAGCACCTGTAGTTGTAACGCCAAGAATTTGATCTGCTTTACCGTCGATAATTGCTACTCTGATTCCATTTGACCAAGAACCAGGATTCTTAGCAGCGACTACTACACCAGCAATGGTATTCTCGTCATAACCAAGTTGCTCATAATGCTCCAAGCTTTTAATTTTTACGCTGGAGGCAGTTCCTACAAATCCGTTTCTTAAATCATCATCGTCTGCTCTTACAACTCTTGCAGAACCACCATAAGCAAGATAAGATGAGGTAACTAACCAATTCTCGTAATGCTTATCGGTTGCGTATGGTCCACCAAAAGTTGTTAGCAAGTCATTCTCATTCTCTACTAAAGTTGGAGAATCTACAGGTCCTTGTGCAAAAGGTGCAACAATAGCACCAACTTTGTTTGACGAAGGAGTAGCTCTTCCAATTGTTAAATCAACTTCCCTTACTACAATTCCAGGAGATGCTAAATTTAGCGGCATCTTTATTCTCCGTGCTATCCAGAATTATCTAAAAGTATTTATAAATTCCCACGACTTCACAGAACTATCCGTATTCCCACATATGAGAGCGGTCCCCATATTCGTCAACATTCCATATTTCGGTGCTTTCTAATTGACTCTGAGCATTTGCGAATACCCATCTATCACCTGTTTCTATATCTACAGTTACTTCCATATCATCTAAACCATCAACAATGAAACCAAATGGAGACATATCTTGCTCAATTTGATTCTTCTGTTCCTCATAAATTCTCTTACGAACATCGTTGTCCGTCATTTCTTTGAAATAATCCTGAGCAACTAACCAAGAGAAAATTACAAGGCACATTGCTAAGTCATCATTACAACCTTCTTCTGCTTCAAATGAATTACCTCTCTGAGCAAATGTTGTAAGTTCGCTAATAATCTCATAATCACTTGTAAGTAGTTTATCGTCTTCTAATAAAGTTTTGAGGTTGGAACATCCTAATTTTTTAACTGCGGCAGTCATTCTCACACCAAGTTGAGATTTTTTACCACTAAATCCAGAACCTACAATCTGACCTGCACGACCTCTCATCGCACACATCAAAACATTATCATACTCCAAATCAAAGTGTAAAATACTTGCTACCTGGTCACCAATATCATTGACTTCAATCAGTAACCAAGCATCGTTATAACCTTTTGCTACTTCGTGAATGATACTTGGGAATAGCATCGGTTTAATTTCATTATTTCGATATTTTGCCACAACCTTATAGGGGAAGTTTGTAATATCAAAAACTACAAATGCAGAATAGTCATTACCCAAACCACGGGCAACATCGACCGTGATTAGATAATTATTCTCTTCTTTCGGATGCTCATAGACATCCAATCCAGCATTTCTTTTAATTGGATCATCATAAACAAGATTGCGAAGTTTTGATGCATTAATAAGAGTATTGACTGACCCTAGAAACTCGCATTCAAACTCAACCTTAAACTGCTGTTCGCTGGTGTTTGCAATCGTCTGCTCCTTCCAGGCTTCGTCTCTACCAGGCACCTCAGACCAATGGACATCTGTGGGTACATATTCGTTCTTGCCCTTCTCAGCGTCATGCCACATACGGTAGAAGTGGTTCATACCGCGAGGGGTAGAAACAATAATTACCTTTGTGCTTTGACCAGAAGAAATGGTAGGATAAACTGAAGCAAAGAAGTCATCGGCAATGTGATTCGGGATGAACGCGAATTCGTCCAAAAAGATGACATTATAAGATCCACCTCGGACAGCAGATGAGGAAGTAGAGTTTGATGAAATCTTCGATCCATTTTCTAATTCTAGAGAACCTTTGTTCCAAGATATAATACCCTGTTGCATCCACTTGGGCAAATTCTCATAGGCAAGTTGCAATCTTCCGAGAAGGTCTCTGGCAGTAGATGCTTTGTTCGCTAGAATAGCTATATTCACATTGTCGTTGAATACTGCATAATGTAATAGATATGAAACGCAAGTCGTAGATTTACCTGTCTGTCGAGGCATCTTACAAATATTAAATCTATTCTTATGGAAATTTGTTACAAGTTTCTCTTGAAATGGATACATCTCAAAAGGAACAAGACCGTGGTCCAGAGAAACAATTTTAATATAATTCTTTGCGAAATATACGGGGTCTTCCTTACACTTTAAGAACTCGATGATTTGTTCTTCAGTAAATTCAATCGGCGTATTCGCTTTTTTGAGCAGAGGATTGCCCAAATAGACATCATTAGACATAAAAATTACCTCTGTTCAATCCAAGTCATTGCACCATAAGCAACTGCATTCGTCACACCAGTATCCAAAACTGCAACTGCAAGAGTGAGAGTATCACTAATTGTTCCAATGCCGCTTCTACCAATTTGATAAACAGTGTCCTTATCTAAACGAATGCCAGTACCACCACTACCTTGAATAATATATCCACTATCCAAATCAATACCCGCTGTTCCGATTCCAGTAGCAGTCCTGTTATATTGGGTAAATGCATTTTCATCAGGCATATCAACCCAAGTTCCACCAGTCAAATCTGCATTTCGGACAAATTTATATGCCAAACTAATGGCAGTTGAATTTGAAGATGGGCTTGTTTGATACAAACTTGCTGCCTGGAAGAATGTTGGAAGAACAATACCAGTAAGTGTTGTTGGTTTCAAACGAATTGAAAGAAGTGGATAATAAGTTTGTGATACTGGTAAAATTCTACCAGTCACTGCGGTTCCGACATTCTGTGCAATACCCAACTTATCAGTAAATCCTTCACAAATCAAAGAATTGGAACCCTGATACAAATAATGAGGACCAGTAGAAACACCTGTCGTGTTTGTAAGTTCTAAACGAATTGGGAGAAATGGAGTTTTGCACCAAGGATAAGGAAGTCTGTTTCCTGCGTTAATTGTATGAATGGTCCTTACTTGCCCATCTATCTCAAAGTGAAATTTAATCTGCCCTGCACCATACCATTCATATTCCATAACAATCATTTGCTGTGCGGAGGGAGAAGCAGTAATACCGCTTGGTCCATTACCGTCTAACTTATCTCCATTCCATTCTGAACGAGAATATCTTTCAGTAATAATACCACTTGGACCATTACTATTAATCAAGACGCAGGCATAGTCACCACCATCATCCTCAAAATAAAAACCATCTCGCCCATCAAATAAACCAAATCTTCTGCGGACACCAGATTTTGGTGGTTCTAATCTGATGGCAAAAGAAATTTCTGCTGGTCTTCCCGAAATGTATCTCATCACATTTCTGGTTTGACGAATGACTTCTGAACCTGCAGAAGAAGTTACAGACATTCCAACACCACTTATAACGGAGTCCCAAACCGCAGTTCCGCCAACACTAACTCTTGTATCCCATACATCAGTCTCAATTCCATATTGGAATGTATTGAAAAAAACAATTTCTGGAGTGGATGTCTTAAGTCTTCCTTTACCTGTTACCTCAATATTTTGTAGATAAGTTGGAAGAGGATTAATATTGGTGACCGTTACAATACCAGTAGAACCAAATGTTCCAAATCCTATGGATGCGGGTTGGGGAAGGGGATTGTAAGACATTATACTAAGAACCAGTTAGAACCGTTGTAAAAATAAGTAAAACTTTGATGATTGATTTTCATCACAACTGAAGTATCGTTT